AATGCCGGGCGTATGCGCCGGCGTTCTGCGCGGTGAACCGAGTGGGCCAGATGCGCACCAAAGCCTCGGCGCTGTAGCTCAGGTTCTCAACCAGGTTGCGCAGCTGGCCGGACTCATGGCCGATCTGGGCTAGGAACGCCGCCTGGCGCACCCGGCTGTCAATCTTGTGGCGCGCCATGGCCCGGTTCAGCGCAGGCAAAAAAATGCCCGCTACTGGGCGGGCTTTGGGGAGGATCTGCAGCAGTTGCTGCTCAGTGATGGGCATGCATTTCTCCTAGAAAAAATACCCGCTCAGTGGCGGGAAGCACTGGGAGTGCTGGTACGATGTTCGGCACTAAAAAGAACGCTTCAGAAAATTGGATCAGTCATCTGTATGACCCACTTGTCAGAATCAGCGCTGCAGGCTCTTGATAAGCCCCAGGCCCATCCAAAATACCGCCCAGACATTGACGGCCTGCGAGCCATCGCGGTGCTATCCGTTGTCGTTTTCCATGCATTTCCTTCCTTGATGCGTGGCGGTTTTGTCGGGGTTGACGTATTTTTCGTGATCTCCGGATTTCTCATATCCAGCATCATCTTCGGAAATCTTGAGAGAGGTAGTTTTAGCTTTCTGGAGTTCTACAGCAGAAGGGTAAATCGGATATTCCCAGCGCTTCTGCTTATGCTCTCGGCAACATGGGCTTTCGGCTGGTTCAGCCTCATGATTGACGAGTATTCGCAGCTGGGTAAGCACATAGCTGGCGGATCTGCGTTCGTGTCCAACTTCGTGCTGCTGGGTGAATCGGGATATTTCGACAATAGTGCCGAAACTAAAGTACTCTTGCATCTCTGGTCACTTGGAATTGAAGAGCAATTTTATCTTGTCTGGCCGCTCATGGTTTGGGCTGCCTGGAAGATCAGATTAAACCCTCTAATCCTGATCTTCGTTGTAGGTGGCGCGTCCTTCACGCTGAACATTAACGGGGTCGGCTCAGACCAGGTTTCAGCCTTCTACTCGCCCCAGACCAGGTTCTGGGAACTGCTGATCGGCTCCCTTCTGGCCTACGTCATGATGAACCCTTCGAAGTCGATGCCGTGGCGCCGAGAAGAGGCAGGGCCATTTTTCAGGAACTTGCTTTCCCTGCTCGGCATGGTGCTGCTTGTGGCAGCCCTTGCGCTGACGACCAAGAACGACAGTTTCCCTGGCTGGTGGGCCATCCTGCCAACTGCCGGCGCAGCCCTTGTCATCGCTGCAGGGCCGTTCGCGTGGATCAACAAGGCATTGCTGTCCAGCAGGATCATGGTCTGGTTCGGACTGATCAGTTTCCCGCTGTATCTTTGGCATTGGCCGATTTTGTCATTTATTCATATTCGTGAAGGGAGCACAGCCTCACCGACCACTTTGATTTTAGCGGTTGCGGCTGCTGTATTCCTTGCGTGGCTAACATACAGATTTATTGAGCGGCCTCTGCGCCTTAACGGTTACAACAAAGTAAAAACGATAGCACTTGCCTCGCTTATGCTGCTCATGGGCCTAACTGGATATGCCACATACATGGCCGATGGATTCAAGTCCAGAATGAAAGATAGAGCAGAGTTTGCAGAGTATTTTGAAAACTCATTACCAGAACGAAAATACTTCCAAAAACTTGAGCTAAGGAAGAATTTTCGAGGCGAATGCAATTTCTATGATTTAGACCAATACCTAAAAGGCCACGCCACAAGCGTACCACTACCGAAAATAAACAGCGAATGCTACACAAAGAAAAACCAAAACAGCAATACCCTATTTATATGGGGTGACTCACATGCTCAGCAACTATATTCAGGTCTAAGCAGAGAATTGCCTAACAACTGGGAAATACTGCAAGTCGCAAGCTCAGGCTGCCCAGCAAGCCCTGATGTAGATCAGCCATCAACTACTGACTTTTGCTTGCAGTCAAACTGGTTTGCCCTGAAGCAAATAAGGCAAATAGTCCCTGATGTTGTGATTGTCGGTCAAAATGAAGGCCATGACCCAGATTCACTGCTCCGCATTTTCACTACACTGAAGGATGCTGGAGTTAAGCGCATTATCTTCACTGGTCCTACGCCGCACTGGACAGTGGAGCTACCTAAGACAATCATGAAATCGCTGTGGGTAAACACACCTAGACGGACCCTTGTTGGGCTTAACACATCTGTCATAGAGCGAAATACTGAGCTTAAGCAAATACTATCCGGATCCGGAGCAATTTACGCCGACATAATCAGCGCATTTTGCAACAGTGATGGCTGCCTAACATATTTAGGAGACGACATCAAAACAACCATCACAAGCTGGGACTATGGGCACTTAACACCAATGGCGTCAGAATACCTGGCAAAAAGACTACTTGCCGATCTTGTGACTGGTGCACACTCAAACGACGACCCGAAATAGCGCAGGATTCTGCGCGCCTAAGCAAGGATAGGTCTCACGGGCTTTCCGGCCAAGTTATATCGGCCGGATAGCCTGGCTGCTGATCAACCTTGTTGAGCGCTAGCTTGTAGGCAGCGAATGATTTGAAGGTCTCTGTGTCTTCCGCGCTCAGAAGGCCGGCGATGTATGCGTCAGCCATACCCGCCGTGGCCTCATTTGCAGCGGACAGCAAAAGATTGCGGTACGCCAAAGCGGAAGCCTTCAACTCCTCTACCGTGGGCAAGATGGGCATGGGGGCGGAAAACTCTCCATCAACGCAAACCCAATTTTGCGCAACAGGTATGTCTTCAGGGACTGCAATCCAGACCAGCGACGGATGGAACATTTGCGTTATGTCACCATCAGTCTCAAACAATTCCATCACCTTGCACTCTTCGATTCGTGCGTAAATCGACATTAGAAATACTCCTCGACGATAACAATGCCTGGGCCTCCAGCGCCACCAACCAGCGCCGCCGTAGTTGTGGACCCGCCGGATGCCGCTCCAGATCCGCCTGCACCCGGCCCTACACCTGGTCGACCCGCGCCTTGGTCGCCAAAGCGCCGCTGGCTGGCGCCGCCCCCAAACGAGGACCCGCCACCCACGCCTGACTGATAGTTTTGAATTGTGGTGATGATCGACGGGGCCCCGCCAGAACCCTGTGCGTTGATCGAACCGCCAGTGCCAATACCGGCAGGATCTGAGCCTAAAGAAAACACACTCGTTACCGCACTAGCCCCTGTCCCGCCTCCGCCTCCTGTTGCGGATAGCAACGCACCGAATGAGGAGCCGCCACCATTGCCACCATTGTTCGCGCCAGCAGTGCCTGCTGCACCCCCAGCACCTACAACTACGGATACGCCAGAGAACCCAGACGTCAATGTCGCCTCCGCGTAGCCCCCACCGCTACCACCCGCGCCCGCCGCAGCGTTGCTGGCGGTGGTTGCTGCACAGCCACCCCCGCCGCCGCCGCCGCCAATAACGCGCACTTTGACTTTCCGCGTACCTGCAGTTGGCGTGTAAGTGAACGTGCCGGCCGCGGCGAAGATCTGGGTATTGATCAGCCGGCCACTGGTTGCTGTTTTCAGATTCGCGACAATCGTGGCCGTGGTCCCATCATCCAGGACGTCGAGGCCGGTATTGTCGCTGATCATCTGCGCCACAGCGGCCGAGATAATGGAAGCCTGACGCCAGACCTTGTTCAACTGTGCTGAGTTTGCCGTGCCCGATGAGAATCCTGCCGTGCGGGCGGCAAGCGCAGCGTAGTCGGCTTGGGTCAGGACGTTCGCGCCAGCCGCTCCGCCGAACGGCAGGAAGTTGTTCGTTGCCATAGATACCCCTTTCAGGAATAGACGTTGCCCCAGCTTCCTTGGTCGAAGCCGGCGATATATTGGTTGGAGACATCGAAGCCAAACAGCGGGCCGCTCGTTGAGGAGGAGTAGAAATATTTAACTTTGACGCTCTGTGGCTTTGACGTGATGTAGCCGCCGGTGAGCAGCGCCCACTGGATAGCGCTTGGCGGATCACCGGCCAGACCAATTGATATGGTCATGTCCTGGTTGTCTTCGATGAAGACGTAAGTGTCACCATTAAAGACTAGGTCCAAAATCCCCTTGGACTGCTCCAGAGTGCCGTCCCAGTGGTTAGCTCCAATTTTTGCTCGGATCAGCAACCGGTACGCCTCGTTGTCGAGGATGGTAATGCCGTTGTCTGGATCGAACGGCCCCTTCCATGCCCCTTGATCGAAGCCTAGGCCAACGGTGTCGAGGGCAAAGTAGACGTTGGTTAGGGGCGTCGGGATGTTCCGCGATATCCCGACCCATAGCCCAACGTCATCAAGCTGGGCGTCGTTGGCGAGGTCTAGGTCGAAGTCATCAGGCAGACCGGCAACCACCTGGTTCGTATCCAGAAAGCACTGCGAGACGGTCTCGACCATGGCCATGTACTTAGGCTTGCCGGCGTGCTCGCTGGTGATCTTCCCCGTGTAATCCTTGATGTCTGGCATGTCAGGTCACCGTCAGAACAACGCTTGCAGGCGTGCAGGTTGCCGCCTGGTTGAATGCCAGCGGTACGTCAGGGGTGCCGGCGCCGGCGGGGCCCGACAAGGTGAGCGCGGTCAGCTTGAATGTGGTGCTGCCGGGAATGCTGTTGGCCGCCGTCAATGCGTCGGCCCACTCCACGGGTCCACTTGCCCCGCCCCCTATAGCGACTTGATTCACGTAGTCGGCGACCGCCTTCTGCAGCGCGGCACCAATGGCCGTGGTGTAGCCAGCCAGGGCCTTGATGCTCACGGCTGCCGTCACCGCGCGATAGGTCGGACGGAAGAAGTTGATGGTGATCGGCATGTTATAGACGTTGAGCACCGTTACCGAAGTGGTGCCAAATGTTCCGCCGCCCGGCCCTTTCTTCGCGGCAATTGCCTGGGCAATGGCCGTTGCATCGCCGCCCTCAGCAATGATCGCCATGCTGTGCGCCGGTATGCCGTTGGCGTCCGTCACGTTGGTGTCGTTGTCCACCGCTGCATACCGGGTGACCCCGGTCACATTGGCTACCGCACCGATCGTGCCTTCAAGGACGGTTCGCGATGGGAGCGCCGTGGAGGTCTTTTGACGCTGTCGCAGGGCTGAATCCGTCTCGACCGGCGCGCCAGTGGCAGCCGATGCGGAGTTGTTGACCGACTGCCATCCCAACGTTGGCGTGGCGATCTTGTTGATCTGCCCGGGCGACGCGCTGATCGCCCCCGCAGTTGCGCAGGTCGCGGTCACGGTGATCTGGCCGGCTGGCGGGATAGTGACCGACGAAGGAAGCGCCCACTTCCTGCCCGACTGATCTTCGACAACGCCGTTCGTGATGGCGGTACCAGCCTGACCAACCACCAAGACATCGGCGGTGGAAAAACTCGAGGATGAGCGCTTGATGCCATTGATCTTGACGTTGCTCGACAGGCCTGCGCCTTGTGCGGTCGCCGGCGAAAACGAGAGGTAGGTCGCAATGGTCGCCGCGTTCGCGTCGCTTATGGCCAGGGCGATCACGCCGAGGAACTGACCATCCTGCGAATCGCTGCCCAGGTACACGTCAGCGCCATAGATCGACTGGTACTGGGTCTTGAGAAAATCCAGGACCTCGGCATAAGTGGGCGCCGAAATCCCCGTTGCAGTGATGACAGGTGCGGTTGACGACGCCATTTAGAGGTTCTCGCTGATGGAGGTCTGCCCGTAGGCGGTGGTGATGGTTGCCGTCACGGTGAAGCGCCGCGTTTCCGGGTTAACCGAGCTGTCGTAGCTGTCGATCTGCACCACGCCTGGCGTCCCGAGAATCCGCTTTTTGATGGCGGCGTCGCGCGTAGCGGCAGAGCGCTCGCCGAGAACTTCGGTGTTCCAGGGCGTGCCGTCTGCGATATCAATGAACCACTCGCCCTTATTCAGTCGAAGCCTTGTCATAACGGCCTGGCCCACTGCTTCAGGGTTGTCCCTGTAGAAGTCGGCCTGCTGGTTGCCGAAGGTGTAGTCGCCGCTGGAGTCGAGCTTGCGATACCTCATGGGACTGGCACCCCGCTGGTTCCCGTGCCGGGCTGTACCTGGCTGGTTTTGTGCGTCTGAAGGCTGATGGTCCCGGCCTTCACGTCACCGGTGGTGTCGACCCGACCATTGACCTTCACATCGCCGTTGATCGTCACCAGCGGCGCCGTGAGCGCCATGGGGCCGGTGGTGGTGGCGTTGATCGCGTGAGTGTTGGGGTTGACCTCAACAAAGGCCGCGCCGTCGTCGCTGCGCAGCTGAACGGCCTGCAGGCTGATGCCGGCGATCACCCTCGGTTGCGATCTGAAACCAAGCAGCACGAAGCCGTCGGAAAGGTCGTGCATGCGCAGCTCGGCTTGGGCCTGTATGCCGTCCGACTGCCACCAGGAATCGATGCAGCGCGACGCGAACACCACCAGGCATTCGTCACCGACCGCAACCGGAAAGGTCAGCGTGCACCCGCCGCCGGCCGGAAACTGCACAGGACAGTCCAGCAACATAGGCAG